GGGTGACGGGTCGAACAAGGCTGGCGCAAAGAAGCTAGATGACCTTCGGGTTAAAGTTCGTAAACACAAGGGTCAGAAGTTGGCAAAGGGCCGTTTTAGTGCTAATGCCAAGAGGCCCGAAGCGTATCTGTCCGGAGGACGTATTTAATGGCTGATCGTAATTCATTCCTAGCCGAGGGGGCCGCGATCCCGCAAGGCTCCGCCCTCACGGACATGACCAAGCAGCAGGTGCTGCCTGAGTGGTACTCCAACTACGCGATGGACATCTTGTCGGGGCAGCAGGCTATAGCCAACCGCCCTTACGAGACAGCGCCAATGCCGCGCGTCGCGGGCTTCACGCCGACGCAGCAGCAGGCGTTCGGCATGACTGGCACCGCCGCCACGGCGTATCAGCCAATGCTCAATGCGGCCACCGCAGCCACGCAGGGCGCTATGGGAGTGCCGGGTAGTCTCGCCACCTCGCAGCCGTACTTTAATCAGGCTATAAACATGAACGGCGTTACCGCCGCCACACCGGGCTTACAGCAGGGCGCACAGTTTACAGCACAGAGCGCCGATGCACTCGGCATAAACGCGGCGCAGCCATATCTGCAACAGGCAGGTCAATCGAGCGTTGCCAACATCGGCCAGTACATGAACCCGTACAATGATGCCGTCACCAACCGCATCGGCGAGCTGGGCACCCGCAATCTTACGGAGAACCTTCTTCCGGCTATCGAAGGCCGCTACATTCAAGCCGGACAGCTTGGCTACGGCGGACGCGGCGGCTTGGGCGGCACGCCGTCGGGGATGATGACCGACACGGCGCGAACCCTCCGCGACGTCAACGCCGACATCCTCGCTCAACAGACCGCAGCGCTCCAATCCGGTTACACGCAGGCCGCTGGGCTTGCCGGAACCGACCTCGCCCGGCAGTCGCAACTCGCCCAGACGGCGGGCGGCCTCGGCACACAGCAGCAGGGCGCTCTGGCGCAGGCAGGTCAGCAGATGGCCAACATTGGCCAGACCTACGGCACGTTGACAGGCGCACAGCAGCGCGCGATCTCGGACATCGGTACAAGTGCAGGCACGTTTGCAGGCCAAGACATCACACGCTCGCTTCAGGGCGCGCAGCAGCTCGCTGGTTTGGGTGAGGACGCACAGCGCCTCGGCCTCACTGGCGCGGGCGCGCTGGGCAGCGTTGGCGCAATGGAACAGCAGTTGGGCCAGAAGAACCTCGACGTGGCATACGGCGACTTCCTGCGTCAGCAGGGTTACCCGCAAGAGCAGATCAACAACATGATGAACGCATTCAAGGGCGTTGCCACTGGTGTTCCAAGTGCGGAGACGTCGTATGGTATCTCGCCGTCGGGCGTCAAACAAGAGTACACTTCGACCGGACAGGACATCTCCAGCGCGCTAACCGCTGCGGCGGGCCTTATCGGCAAACTTAAGGGTGTATGACCGTGGAAAATTCGCCCCTTGAGCCGTGGATGGTGGAACACATTCGTAAAATGAAGCAAGGCTTAGGCATGCTGCCAGCGGCACCCGACGCAGAGGAAGATACGATGGACGAAGAATTGGGTGCCCTTAGCGCCGTTGCTGACGCAGACATTGTTGACGCAGACGTTGCTGCCGCAGAGGCCGATGACGCAACGGGCGGCCTGTCGGTGTACAACAACCCTAATGTTCAGACGGCAGTGACTGCGCGCAACAAGCTCAACAACGAATACAAAAAGTATTACGACGACCTGACCGCAAAGATAATGGCCCAGCGCACTGGCCCGTCGTTCAGCGAGCGCATGTTTCAGTTGTCGGCGGCATTAGCCCAACCGACATCGAGGCGTGGCTTCGGCGGCGTCTTGGCTAATGTATCACCCGTCCTACAGGCGCAGGAGCAGGCTGAACGTGAAGGCATGGACAAGCGCCGAGACGCGCTTTCCGCGCTGGCGGCTGCCCAACTTAACCAGCGGGTTGGTCTCGCCAATCAGGATGTGACAACGGCGCTTGCTATGGCGAAACTGGAAGCGATGGCGAACAAGCCGCCAACGATTAAATCGGTCATCGTTGAGAACGGCATAGCTTATGACCCAGTTTCTGGGGCAAAGGTCGTTCAGCCTGATGCCAAAGCGTGGGCCGCTCTGTCTGCCTACCCGACGCAAGCTAACCTCGATAACTTCATCCGTACCTTTGGGCCGCGCTTTGCTGAACAAGCAATGCGGACCGTTGGTTCTGTTACAGGAGGCCAGAGATGAACGGCTCTATCGATTTTAATGACCCGAAGTACCACGCCCCAGCACCAAAAGCGGCGACCACCGCAGAGGCATCGGATATGGCCGACTTGCAGGCCAAGTACCGAGACGCGCAGCGTGATGCGGTAGAGCTTGCTCGTCTTCGGGCCACGCCGCTCCCGCAGGCACCTAAAACTCCGGCGCAGCAAGCCGCTGAAGCATACGGCAACAAACGCGCTATGGTGCTTGGTGAACAGGCCGCGACGAAGGAGTTCAGCCTCCCTAGAATGCGGGACATCTCACAGCGGGCGCTTAACGAAGGTGTTAACCTACTCAAACACCCCGGCTTTGAGGCGGCAGTCGGCATGCCTAACCCGTTCAAGGGTGGCCTCGGTATCGGCACGGTTCCGTTCACGCCCGCACGCGACTTCAACAACGCGCTGGACAGCGTAAAGAGGGGCGCGTTCATGCAGGCATATGAACAATTAAGAGGCGCTGGCGCTATTTCTGGGCCGGAAGGCATAGCCGCAACGGAAGCCCTTGCAAATATGAACACGAGTACTTCGGAAGTGCAGTTTAAGCGTGAATTGCAGCGCTTCATGAATATCGTTGCCTCTGGTATGAAAGTCGCTGAGAAGCAATCCCGCATGGGCGCGGCTCCTTTCAGCTACGACCAACTTGCGGCTGAAAAGCAGCGCCGCGCCGCAGCTAAAGGGGTTAAGAAGTGATAAACACTGGCTCACCTACCGGATACTCCTCCGTCGAGAAGATGTCCGACGCTGATCTTGACTACCTCATCGGAGAGTATGAAAAGTCCAACGCGCAAACGGCCATGCTCAGTGACGAAGAGCTGGTGGATTTACTTCGGACATATGAGGCACCGGGTGGCGGCACTGGCGATGTTGCGCCTAAAGTCGATGTCCCACCGCCCGAACTGTCTCTTGGTGAGACGGTCACTGGCGGCTTCCGCGAACTGGCGGGCGGCGCAGCGTTTGAGTTTGCCGACGAAGCTGAAGCAGCGGCTCGTGCCGCCGCTACGGGCAAGACCTACGATGAGGTAGTTAATGAAATCCGGCTTGAGCGCGCCAAGTTTAACGAGGCGCACCCTGTGCTCGGCCCCGCGCTGAATATCGCAGGCGGGATCGGGACCATGTTCGTCCCCGGCGTTAACGTCGCCGGACGGGCGATCCAAGCCGGTACTGGTATCAGCAAACTAGCGTCACCTCTCGCTCGGACGGTCGCTACGGGCGCGGTAGCTGGCGGCACTGCGGGCTTCGGTTCAGGCGAAGGCTTCACCGACAGCCTCGGCAAAGCCGCTATCGGCGCTGCGCTTGGCGCTCCGTTGGGTGCTGCGGCGTATGGTGCTGGTGAAGCTATCAAGTTTGGCCGTGGCGCATTATCTGCGCGCGGCGCGGAGCTGGGTGACGAAGAGGCGGCCCGCAAGGCTGCGGAAATCATAAACCGCCGCATTGCCGAGGGCGGTCTGGACAACGAGGCAATCGCGACACTTGCCGAACTGGCGAAGAGTTATGGCATCGACAACTTGCCTTTTGGTGGCCTATCACCAGAACTTAGCCGTCTCACTGAAAACGTGGTCAATACGCCAAGCGGCGAACAAGCCGATCTCGCCCGCCGACTGTTCAATGTACAGTCCGGTGCCCCGCAGCGCGTCAAGGCCCTTGCGAAGGACGCAGTGCCAACGCCAGATTACTTCGCGTCGGAGGAAAGCGTCATCAAAACGCTGCGCGACAATGCTACGAGGAACTACAATTCAGGATGGAAGAACGTGGAAATCCGCGACCCGCGCATCATGAAAGTTTTGGACGATCCAGCAATCCGTTCGGCGTACATGGACGCGCTTGAGAACTCGCGCTTGCAGCAGCAAGAAGCCATTCTCAATGGTGCCGACCCATCACAGTTCAAGCTGCGCGAAATCTTCGACCCAATCCTAGACGCGGAAGGCTCAGTGGTTGGCCTCTCACCCACCGGCAAGATGGCTCCAGACATGGGCACACTCGATCAGGTTAAGATTGCCCTCGATCGCAAAATAAACGCGCTCTACGCCAGTGGCCAAGGCGGTCAAGCTACATCCTTGCGCGGCCTTCGCGACGCCTTCGTAAAGCGGCTTGATGACATCGGTCCGGACGATTACAAGGTTGCTCGCAATCAATACAAGGGCGACATCGAAATTAAGGAAGCCCTCGAACAGGGCAAAAACTCTTCTGGCTTGCGTTGGCAGCAGTTTGGCAAGTTCATGAAGGACTACTCTCTGGGCGAGCAGCAGGCATTCAAGACCGGCTTTATGCAGCAAGTCTTGAAGGGTTTTGAGGACACAGGCAGGCGTCAAAACTTCGCCAACAGCCTCCTCAAGGAAAACTCTTTGAAGAAGTTTGAGGCGGTCATGGACCCCGGCGAGTTTCAGGTGTTCGAGGCGGCGTTGCGGCGCGAAGAACAGTTGTTTAATGACCTTGGTCAGGCCACCGGCAACAGTGCGACATTCCGTCGGGCTGCTGAACGCGAGGACATCCAGAACCAGATCGCGGGCGGCAACATCGAAGACGCCGTTAGCCTCTTTGTCAATCCCACTCCGGGCAACATCGCCATCCGAACTGCACGTTTTCTGGCTAACATGCGGAACGCAAACGTGTCGCGCGCAACGTACACCCAATTGGCGCGCATGCTTAAAGCCAACACCCCCGACGAAATTGAAGAGGTGCTGACACGTCTTGAGGCGGCTGCCCCAGTTCAGCAAGCGGCTGATCGGGCAGTTGAGCGTCGCGTCACGAAAAGCGGCGTTGCTGCCGCATCGACGCTCGCTCCGCCACCGCAGGACACCCGTGGCCAGCTCTCGGATGACTTCGAAGTGACTGTCCCGTCGCTTACCGAGGAAGACCCTACCGGCCTGTCCGCCATGCCCGGCGGCGACTACAAAGCGGACGTGGAGATCGCGTCCTTCGATCCTGAGTTGGGCGAGTATGTGGTCGTTGACGACGCAACAGCGGCACCCATGCGGAACATGTACCGTGGCGGCACCGTGCAGGCGTTCCGCAACGGCGGCATGGCATCCATCGCCGATCTGGCACGACACTACGGCATGCGCCGCTAAGAAGGGTTTACGATGGCCGAGAAGAAAAAGAACGCACCTAAAGTAAGACAGCCGTCCACGGGTGACTATCTGGGCGCGCTCAAGGACATGCTTGTCGTGAACCCGCGAAATTCACCAGCGGCTACGCTTGGCGGTGCCGCGTATGATTATGCGGCGAAGTCCACACCTAAGACCGTTGTCCGCGACATCCGCAGCGGCGTGCAGGGCGCGGAGGACTGGCTACGCAAACAGAACAAAGCTCTCCGCGCTAATCCCGTTACGGCGACTTTGCAACTGCTCAAGGCTGGGTACATCGACCCGCTGGCCGAGCCGTTCCGTGTCTTTCAACAGGCGGCGACTGAACGGTCACGCGGTAACGAAAGCGGCGGCGCGAAACTCGCCGCAATGGTTCCTCTCTCCGTGGCCGGAGTGCTCCCCCAAGTTCGCGGCGCAGGTAACGTCGCGGTGCGTGAAGGTGTAGAGGCTGCAACGAAGACGGCCACTAAAAGTGCGACGAAAAAGGCAACGCCCTCGGTGAAGGTCACACCTAAAGGAAAGGCCGCGTCTGAAATGGCGGTCATACCAGAGGCCAAACCGTCAAGGGCCATACAGCGCTTCAGTACTGCTCGCTCTGGTCCTAGTGCCAACCAAAAGCCACTTGCCCAAACGCGGACCCCGTTGCCTGAAACAGCGCCTTCTTTACCCGCATCCGTGTCTGGCTCTTTCAATGCTGCGGAAAACGTACCTCTTACGTTTAAGGGTTTGCAGCCTTGGGAACTTAGTAGCAGCCAGATGGCTGATCTCGGCGATACATTGGGCGTCGAGAACCTTGGCCCGTTGAACGAACCTGTCTCCTTCCCTTACGAAATGGGAGGCGGCGAGCGTTTTGAAATACCCGGTGGGCTTGAAGGCAAGTTCACATACGAAGATATGGCGAAGATGAAGGCTTCGGGGATTGATCCATCAAAGATCGACCCCGAACTGCACCGTGGCATCCAAAGGAAACTGATGTTGTCCATGGACGAGCCGCAAGGTCTGTCCGACGCCAAGGTGCTTTCAGGTCTGACCTTTGGCTATACCTCCCCCAACAACCCGCTCACACCAAACCAACTTGCCACATCCCGTCTTCGCATGAACTCGATGGAAGATGTGGATCGCATCGTAAACAGCAGGCCGTGGGAACTCACGGACGCAGTCACGAAAGAACAGAGAGAAGCCTTTAGCGACAGTCTTGCCAATCGCATGGGATTGGGTGCCGCTTCGAAGGGTGGTATCGGCGCGCGGGGCAGCGTTGACTATTCTGGTTACACGGATTTCCTCGATCTGTTTCGGCGTGATCCAGCTTTCTTCCACCGCAAAGAGGGAGAGGACTGGACCGGCCTTGTTGAACGCATGGCAACGCAGGTTCCGGGCCTATCAAACAAGACAGGCTCGTTCGGCGTTGCGTGGCAGCCCGATGCAGGTGTTTCTGCAATTGATCGGCACATGGCCAACAGGTACATGGACACCATTCTTGCTGATCCCGTTAAACGCGAGGCTTTCCAAAAACGAGCGCTTAACCTCGCGGCTATGCGGGCGGCAAAAGAGGGAAAAGAAGCCCCTACTTCTTTCGAAGAGCTGAACAAGGGTTTGATACAAGAGTTACTCTTGTCAGAAGTCGGCAACTCCCCTTCACCAAAGTTTCGCATCAAATCCGGTGATGTAAACCCAGCGGTTCCTGAATACCTTGCGGACGTTGATTGGATTTCTGAACCGCAAAAAGCTGAATTGATGGGGCAGACATACAAAGATGTGGTGGGAGCCAATGAGGCCGCCATGGCGGGGTCAGGCTTGCATCTGTTCGGCAACCAGTGGAACATTTGGGATCGTATTCGGCAGCGCTTGGAGCCACACGAAAACATGTTCCCCGGTCTTGAGAACATCCCAAGGCTTAGTGTTGAGCAAATGCGCGTTATTGACGCTGCGCACGGCCTGACCGGACACAAAAACTACAGTAAAGATAGCGAGTTTAGGCTTCAGCCAACGAAGGCTGGGGACTACAAGAAGTTCCGTTATTTTTCGGACGGCGGTCTTGCTGTAAAGAAGCATAACGAGGACTTTGCTGTCCGTGCATAAATGCGGTCGATAGACAAGAAGAGAACCACAGGCTGACTTCGTGGAGGTCAGCCTCCTTTTTTATCTCCATAAAAGTTTTTGCCCAAACATCCGCGTCAACGCACATGTCCTGTTCCAGTTTGCGGCGTGCGTCGTGTGTCACCGGCCTTCTCCCTTGGCTTCGGCCAGCAACGCGGCATAGGCAATGTTATCCTCCGCGCTGTCGGCGTGGTACTCGCTGCGCGTGAACAGGCGCACCAGCTTGACCTGCTGCATGAACATCCAACCCTCGCTCTCGGTCAG